TAAAAACAATGCTTGGTTTTGCCAATGGCGGGGTTGTTCCAAATGCGGGCAACAACAAATTAATTTAAGGAACACTTATGGCTACTAATATAGACAAAACAATGTACGCAGCCCCGCAAGGCTTGGAGGACGATGACTCCCACGGGTTGGAAATTGAAGTAATTGATCCCAAAGCGGTACATATTCATGCCGGGGATACCGATATAGACATAGTTCCTGACGGCGGGGAAGACTTTTCAGGCAATTTGGCGGACATTTTGGAAGCAAAAGAGCTTGAATCACTGGCCAGTGACCTTGCCAGCGACATAGAAAATGACCGGGGTAGCCGCAAAGAGTGGGAAAAAACCTACGTCATGGGCTTAAAACTGCTTGGATTGCAGTACGAGGAGCGCACAGAGCCGTGGAACGGCGCATCGGGCGTGTTCCACCCCATGATTACGGAAGCAATTGTAAGATTCCAGTCAGAAACAATTACCGAAATGTTCCCAGCCAGCGGCCCGGTGCGCACCACGATCTGGGGAAATGAAACCGCAGAGAAAAAACAGGCTGCTGCCAATGTCCAAGAGGACATGAACTACGAACTCATTGAAAAAATGCCTGAGTTTCGCCCAGAGCAAGAGCGCATGCTGTGGAGTTTGCCCGGAACCGGTTCGGCGTTCAAGAAAGTGTACAAAGACCCCAGCCTTGGCCGTCAAGTTTCTGTTTTTATTCCGGCAGAGGACGTTTTGTTGCCTTATGGCTGTACAGATATACGTACATGCCACCGCGTCACCCATGTGATGCGCCTGACCAAGAACGAAATCCTAAAGATGCAAGCCAGCGGGTTTTATTTAGACGTGGACTTGCCCGATCCCCTGCGCACCACGGACGAAATCCAAAAGGCCAAGGATCAGGAAACTGGATTTAACGACATCAACGACGACCGCTACACGCTCTATGAAAGTCTGGTGGACTTGGACTTAAAAGGTTTTGAGGACTTAGACGACGAAGGCGAACCCACCCAAATTGCGCTGCCCTACGTAGTAACCCTAATAAAGGGATCTAACACAATCCTATCAATCCGGCGTAACTGGCGCGAAGAAGACCCCCTTAAACTAAAAAGGCAGCACTTTGTACACTACCAATACATCCCCGGTTTCGGTGCTTACGGTTTCGGGCTTTTCCACCTCATCGGTGGATTCGCTAAATCAGCAACCAGCATCATGCGCCAGTTGGTTGATGCCGGAACTTTGTCCAACCTCCCGGGAGGCCTTAAAACTCGTGGACTGCGCATTAAGGGAGATGATACGCCAATCGCTCCGGGAGAATTCCGAGACGTAGATATTGGTTCGGGTACGCTGCGCGACAACATTTTGCCCCTGCCGTACAAGGAACCAAGCCAAGTTTTGTACACGCTGCTCAACAACATTGTTGAGGAAGGCCGCAGGTTTGCCGCCACGGCGGACATGCAGATCAGTGACATGTCAAGCCAAGCCCCGGTAGGCACAACGCTGGCGCTGTTGGAGCGCCAGTTAAAGGTGATGACGGCAGTTCAGGCCCGTGTCCACTATGCGTTTAAGCAAGAGTTGCAGCTTTTGGCAGAGATCATCCGCGAGGATTCCCCAGCAGATTACGACTTTGACCCGGAAAAAGGAAGCCGTAAATCCAAGAAGGCCGACTTCTCCCATGTAGACATCATCCCAGTTAGCGACCCTAATGCGGCCACCATGAGCCAGCGGGTTGTTCAATACCAAGCGGTTATCCAGATGGCGCAGATGTCCCCGGACATTTATGACCTGCCGCAGCTTCACAGGCGCATGCTGGAGGTTTTGGGTATTAAACACCCAGACAAACTTGTGCCGTTGCCAGAGGATCAGGTTCCGGTTGACCCAGTGTCCGAGAACGTCGATGCCCTACGCGGCACGCCTCTTAAGGCGTTCCAGTTCCAAGACCACGCATCACACATTGCGGTACATACATCGGCCATGCAAGACCCCCAGATCATGCAGTTGGTGGGGCAAAACCCCAAGGCCCCTATGATTATGGCAGCGATGCAGGCCCATATTGCTGAGCACGTGGGCTTTCAGTACCGACAGCAGATTGAGCAGCAGTTGGGTACGGCCCTGCCTCCGCAGGACTCGCCGTTGCCCCCGCAGGTGGAGTACGCCATATCTGGTCTGATGGCCCAAGCGGCGCAGCGAGTATTGCAGCAGCACCAACAGCAAGCTGCCCAGCAGCAAGCGCAACAAGCCCAGCAAGACCCGTTGGTGCAGATGCAGCAGCAAGAACTCCAGATTCGCCAGCAGGAAGTGCAGATCAAGGCCCAAGAAGTGCAGATAAAAGCGGCGCAAGCCCAAGCACAGGCGTCAATAGAGCAGGCCAAACTGGTCAACAGCCAGAAGAACCACGCCGAGAAATTCCAGTTGGAGCAGGAAAAAATCAGCGGCACGCTTAAATTGGAGGCAATGAAAATTGGCGTGGATGTAAAAAAACATCAGCGCGAAAACACCACACGAGAACAGCAAGCCGGACTATCGGCAGGGCTGGACGTTGCCAAGCACAAAAGGGATGCAGCTATAAAAGAACGTCAGCTTGCTATGCAGCAAGCCCAGATGTCACAGCAAAACAAAGGTAAAACTGAAGAATGATTGACCAATTCGCACGCGTATTGCGCGACCAAATACGTACTGATATGAATAATTATGCTGACGATCTAGCCGGTGGCGGCTGTCGCACTTTTGACGAGTATCAAAAACTTTGCGGTGTTATTCAGGGTCTAGCTATCGCAGAGCGTTATTTAATCGACCTTGCAGAGAAAGTAGAAAAATCAAATGAGTAATATCATTTTGCCGCCCGGTTTAAGCCTCCCACCCATGATCCAAACAGAGGACGTGCCAAAGGAAGACGAGACCGCTGAAGAGAAAGGCACGCTGCTGCCAGAGCCAACAGGCTACAAGCTGCTGTGTGTTTTGCCGGATGTATCAACAAAACTGTCTGGTACAGACCTAGACCTTGAACGCCCCGACACCTATATCCGTCAGGAAGAACACGCCACAACGGTGCTGTTTGTCTTGAAGGTAGGCCCGGATGCGTATAAAGACCCCGCCAAATTCCCTAGCGGAGCTTGGTGCAAACCCGGAGATTTTGTAGTTACGCGCACGTATTCTGGTACGCGGCTCAAGATTTACGGCAAAGAGTTCCGCCTTATCAACGACGATCAAGTCGATGCGGTGGTGGACGACCCTCGCGGCATTACCCGCGCTTAACCGGAGACGACAATGGATGATTTTAAATTCCCAGATGAAGTAGAAGCGGAGAAGAAAACCTCCGCTGCCCAAGACAATGACATTGAAATTGAAGTCATTGACGATACCCCCGAAAGAGATCGTGGGCGCAAACCACTAGATAAAGAAGTAGCCGACCCTACGGACGACGAAATTGAAAATTATTCCGACAACGTAAAAAAGCGGATTAAAGAACTGACCCATGCTCGGCACGATGAGCGCAGGGTAAAAGAAGCTACTTTGCGGGAAAAACAAGAGCTTGAAAACCTTGCCTATAGGTTAATTAACGAAAATAAGCAGCTTAAACAGTACGTTAATGTTGGCTCCCAGCAGTATGCCACCACGGTTAAATCGGCGGCAGAACAAGAAATGGAAATGGCCCGGCGTAATTTCAAAGCAGCACAGGAAGCGTTTGATACAGACGCCATAATGGCTGCGCAAGAAGCCTTGGCTGAAGCCAAGTGGAAACTAGAAGCCGCAAAAAATTTCCGCCCAACCACTTTACAAGTGGAAGAAAATAGGGTACAAACGCAACCAACCCAACAAACTACTCCACAACCGGACGAAAAAACGCTGCGCTGGCAGGCAAAAAACCAGTGGTTCGGATCGGAGGGGTTTGAGGAATACACCAGCTACGCACTAGGGCTGCATAAGAAACTAGTAAATTCGGGTTATGACCCGCAAAGTTCCGAGTATTTTGAACAAATAGATGCTCGCATTAAGAAAACTTTCCCAGATTTGTTTGGGGAAGAAGTACGGAGTACATCCGCTGAAGTTTCTCCACGCAGGACTGCTAGTGTGGTAGCCCCGGCTGCACGCTCTACAGGGACACGGAAAATTCAGTTGACGCAAACGCAAGTAGCGCTTGCTAAAAAATTTGGATTAACTAACCAGCAATATGCTGAACAACTTGCAAAATTGGAGAAATAACATGGCTACAGCGACAGATACCCGCCCAAATCGTGACCTAGTGACACGCGAAAAAGAAGTTCGTTATGAGTACAAACCGTCGAGTACTCTGCCTGATCCGACCCCGATTCCGGGGATGACATTTCGCTGGGTTGCAACCGCAATCCTGAGTGTGCCTGATCCTACCAACGTGTCCCGCAAGATGCGCGATGGCTGGGA